CCGTGACTATATGGAAAACTACAACGACTATCTAGTAAGTTTAGACAAACAGCGTACTAAACTGAACAAAGAATTTTTTAGTGGGACAGCACTATATGACGCAATCAAAGAAGGATGATAGTTTTACTATCGATATAAGTGAGTTAAAGTTGGACGATTTTGTAAATGCTACTGGTGATGATGTTACTATTAACTTAGACAACACCTACGGTACAACTACAACGTACTGGGCAGGTGATAATATAACTGATATTAATGTAGGCGGTGCTACTGATACTATCAATATTAGCGATGGTACATTTACTATAGACACTAATAGTGTTGACTGGCTTAATGAAATTCACATTAATGATACACGCATCAGTCCAGAAGAGATTGAAAAGATGTGCGAACATTATCCAGGTTTAGAAAAAGTTTGGCGCAACTTTAAAAGCGTATATGACATGTGTAGACAAGATTTTGAAGGCAAGAAAAAGGCAGGAGAGATTGATGATGACATTCCTTTCTAAGATTATGGACAAGCTCGGCAGACGTCGAGTTATTACAGACAGAGACGGAAAGGTTCCATACCTTATCCGTTATTATCTATTTTTAAAAGAACGCAAGAACTTTCCTTTTAACATTACACTACACAAAGTTCTTGTAAGTGACGAACCTACACTGCATGATCATCCTTGGAGTTATGCTACACTTATTTTAAAAGGTGGATATTATGAAAACACACCAAACGGACGCTTTTGGAGAGGCCCTGGACACTTCCGCTATCGTAGTGCAAGCGACTTACATTATTTAGAACTTGATAAAGACGCAGACGGCAATGAGATTCCTTGTTGGAGTTTGTTCTTTATGGGACGTAAAGCAGGCGCTTGGGGTTTTATTAAAAACGGTATTTGGGTACACAACAAAGATTATCTAGTAAGAGGTGCTAAAGATGATTAAGAAACATTATTACAGTTGGCAAGATGTAGAACGTGCTTGCCTAAACATTGCTCTACAGATGTATAATGACAACTGGAAGCCTGACTACATTGTAGGCATTACACGCGGTGGCAACGTACCTGCTACTATTTTATCTAACATGTTAAACATTCGTTGCGAAGCACTAAAGGTAAGTTTGCGTGATAGTGAAAGCGAAAACGAAACTAACTGTTGGATGGCAGAAGATGCATTTGGCTATTATAACGAAGGTGCATTTAATGGTAAAAGCAATCCGGAATTACGTAAAAAAATTCTTATTGTAGATGATATTAATGATACTGGTGCTACATTTAATTGGATTAAAGAAGATTGGCCATCAGGATGTTTGCCCAATGACGAAAGCTGGAATACCATTTGGGGAGACAATGTGCGGTTTGCTACAATTACAGAAAATCTAAGTTCAAATTTTGACGGTGTAAGTTATTCAGTACACGAAGTTAATAAAGCCGAAGAAGATGTTTGGCTTGTTTACCCTTGGGAAAATGTTGGACAGTGATTAAAAATTGGAATTTACAAAAAATAAAATCAGAAATTAGTAAAATTGCATATGCAGAAAGCGATGCAGGTTTAACTGGGTTTGTAACCTGGGCGTACAAAAAAGAACTATACGAAGCACTTTGGCATATTGAAGATTGCCTAGAACAATGTACTACGTATAGTGAAGAAGAAGAATTTTTAAAAAGTAGAGAACAACAAAAATTGTTAAGAGCATTAGGAAAAAAATGAAGATAGATACATTAGAAACAGCACAACAAGAAGGCAGAGCACCGTGGACTAACGTAGAGCTTGACACTCGTGACTTTGTTGTATATAATGACATTTATCCTGTTACAGAAGGACACACACTTGTAGTACCTAAGGTAAATCATGAAGATGCATTAATGAAGTGTTTCAAATTTGCGATTGCTATGGGTCAACAAAATGTAGAAACAGACAGTAATAACATTACAGGGTATAATGTAGGAATTAACATGGGAGAAAGTGCAGGACAAACTTGCATGTATCCGCATGTTCATTTGATCTTTCGTAGAGACGGAGATATGGAAGATCCAAAAGGCGGCGTCAGAGGCGTCATTCCGTCAAAACAAAAATACTAAAGGAAAAGGAATATGGATTTGCGTAGAGAATTATTAAAAGCAACCAGAGATCATGCTCTAGGACATGTTGAAAAACACAGAATGAACGTAGAGGTTTATTTGCACAACCCGGCAGGTATTGGTGAGCATCCTGATATTTTAGAAGCTATTGAACACGAAATGATGGAAATGGCAAAATATCAAGATGTCTTAGAAATACTAGATGGTTATTTTGCAGAATAAACTTGACAAGCGACCTAAATAAGTGTATACTATGTATAATATTATGTAGTATACACGGCAATCCTCTGCCTCAACATCGGAGATAAAATGAAAATGAGTAAAGCATTACAAATTAAAAGCAAGCTAGAAGACGCAGGCTTGCGTTATTGGGCTGGTGATAATATTTCACAAGTCCTGCAGAAAGGCGATAAAGAAGAACTTATCGAAGGCGCAACAGAAGCATTTGAACAAGTACTAGATGCACTAGTAATTGATCGACATAACGATCCTAATTCACAAGGTACAGCAAGACGTCTTGCAAAAATGTACTTTAATGAGATTATGGCAGGACGTTATGATCCTATTCCAAGTGCAACGGCATTCCCTAACGATAGCGACGAACGTTACGAAGGTATGCTTGTAGTTCGTTCAGAACTAAAAAGCATGTGTTCGCATCATCATCAGCCTGTAGTAGGTACTGCATATATTGGAATTATTGCCGCAGAAAAACTAATTGGGTTAAGCAAGTACACACGTATTGCACAATGGTGTGCTAGACGTGGTACACTGCAAGAAGAACTTGCAAACGAAATTGCTAAACAGATACAACTTGCAACTAATGCAGAACACTTAGGTGTGTATGTACAAGCAACACATGGTTGTTGCGAAAATCGAGGCATTATGGCGCATAGTAGTCTTACACAAACAACTGTACTAAAAGGTGCATTTAAAGACGATTCAGGAACTAAAAAGGAATTCTTTGACAACATTAAGTTGCAACAAGAATTTGCGTGTTAATATGAAGTTACGTTATTCAGAAGCATTTTATAGTGTACAGGGCGAAGGCAAGTTTGTTGGAGTCCCTAGTGTGTTCTTAAGAACTTTTGGTTGTAACTTTCGTTGTATGAACTTTGGTGTTGATACTAAAAAGAATCGTACAGAACTTCATGCAGAAGGACAAAGATACAATACAGAAGTAAAGGCATTGATCGATGCCGGTGTACACGAAACTACAGAAAAGTTTGAGGACTTGCCTATTATCCACACAGGCTGTGATACATATGCAAGTATCTATCCAGAGTTCAAACATTTTAACAAACAAGCAGATGTTGAAGATGTAGTTGAACATTTGTTGTCGCTTACTCCTAACGGTAAGTGGGTACAGGACAATGGACAAGATGTCCATTTAATATTAACGGGTGGCGAACCGTTGCTTGCATGGCAACGTTTGTATGTAGAGTTATTTGAACACCCACGTATGCAGGACTTAAAAAATGTTACATTTGAAACAAACACTACACAAAATTTACACGACGAGTTTAAGAACTATCTCATCAATCAAGACAGATTTACAATTACTTGGAGTTGTTCCCCAAAACTTAGTGTTAGTGGAGAACCTTGGGAGACTGCTATTAAGCCTAGTGTTGCTAGTGAGTATAGCAGTGTTAACGGTAGTGACATGTATCTTAAGTTTGTTGTCGCTACTCAAGATGATTTTGACGAAGTTAAAAGAGCTGTGGAGGCTTACAGAAGTGCCGGGGTACAATGTCCAGTATATCTTATGCCTTTGGGTGGACGCAGTGAAGAATATTCCCTCAACGTTAAAGATGTTGCTGAAGCGTGTATGGCAGAAGGATGGCGCTTCACCCCAAGACTACACATTTCCTTATTCGGAAACGCCTGGGGGACTTGAGAATGCTTTTGATCCAGATGAATTTGATAACCAACAAAAAGTTCGATCTAAAAAGAAACAAGAAACTCTTGAAGATCGTGCAAGGGAGGCAGGACTATGAAACAGTTCTTTAAAAAAATAACAGGACTTGATAAAGAAGAACAGCGCATTGCTGAAGAAAAGGCACGTGTCGAAGAAGAATCTATGCAAGTCTTAAAGAAAAAAGATCCTAAGGCTTATGCTACTAAGCGTAAAGAGCCTTGGGTAAGTGTACTAGATGTAAAAGTAAACAAAGATAACGTTCGTAACGGCTTTTTTGAGATGGACTGGAATGAATATTTTATTAAAGATCTCAAAAAAGCAGGTTACGGCGAAGACGGTGACATTGACGAAGAAATTGTAGATCGTTGGTTCCGAGATATTGTTTACAATATGCTACAAGAAGAAGGCATTGATCCTGCAGATAGAAGTGCAGGATATATTAATGTAACTTCTATAGATAAAGGTAAAGCAGAGGTATCATAATGTATAGACCTCTGCCAGCTGGACTTACTATAGGAGAGTCAGTAATAGACGGGTTAGGACTTATTGCAACAGATCCTATTCCTACAAACACAATATTAGGTGTTGCACATATAGCAAATCCAAACTTTCCTCATGGGTATATTAGGACAGCACTAGGTGCTTTTTATAATCATAGTGATGATCCAAACTGTTCGACACAATCAGGATGGTGGCAACATATGCCTGTAAAATACTTAGTAACTATTAAGGACATAGAAGCAGGACAAGAACTTACAGCAAAATATACCTTGTACAAGGAATTTGACAGTGCGTGACGATCTAATGGTACAACAGCAAGTATCTACTGTATGGCAACATATGGTGGGTGTTATTTGCTTAAATCAAACAAACCGTAAACAAGTAAAACAAGTATTACCTGCTCTATTTGTACTTTGCCCAACACCTATACAGTTACTTAATACTACTCCTGAAGCTATTAAGAAAATCATACAGCCGTTAGGAATGGTAAATGTACGTGAAAAACGTTTACGTAAAATGAGCCAAGACTACTTGACATGGGACGGAAATGATGCTACAATGTTATATGGAATTGGGAAATACGGTAGTGACAGTTATAGATTATTTTATAAAAACGAAATACCCGATGACATTGGTGATCATGAACTTAAACGATATGTGGAAGAAGAATTAAATGGCAACGTACATACTAGTTGATACAGCAAATACTTTCTTTAGAGCTCGGCACGTAGTACGAGGCGACTTAGATACTAAAGTAGGCATGGCATTACATATTACACTTAGTGGTGTAAAAAAAGCATGGTCTGACTTTAAAGCAGATCATGTTGTGTTTTGCTTAGAAGGTCGTAGCTGGCGCAAGGACTATTACGAACCTTACAAGCGTAATAGACAAGAAACCCGTGACGCAATGACGCCTACACAAGCAGAAGAAGATACTGTGTTTTGGGAAATCTTTGACGAGTTTAAAGAGTTTGTTACAGAAAAAACTAACTGTACAGTTATGCGTCATCCGCAACTAGAAGCAGATGATTTGATTGCAGGATGGGTACAATCACATCCTAATGATGAACATATTATTATTAGCACCGACGGTGACTTTGCACAACTTATTGCACCTAATGTACGTCAGTACAACGGTATACAAAATGTTACAATTACACACGAAGGCTATTTTGATGACAAGGGTAAAGCTGTTGTAGATAAGAAAACAGGCAAGGCAAAGCCTGCACCTGATCCTGCATTTATGTTATTTGAAAAGTGTATGCGCGGTGATACAAGTGACAACGTGTTTAGTGCATATCCAGGTGTGCGTAAGAAAGGCACTAAGAACAAAGTTGGACTAATCGAAGCATTTGAAGATAAAGACACAAAAGGCTACAACTGGAACAATATGATGCTACAGCGTTGGGTAGATCATGAAGGTGTAGAACATCGTGTACTAGATGACTACAATCGTAACGTAACACTCTGTGATTTAACTGCACAACCTGCAGAAATTAGAGAGATAATTAATAATACTATTGCAGAAGTAGAACCTAAAGACATATCACAGGTTGGTATGCGTCTTATGAAGTTCTGTGCTAAATGGGACATGCAACGTATTGCAGACCAGGCAGCAACTTTTGCACAACCATTACAAGCGAGGTATCCTAAATGATAAAGACAAAAACTATTTTAAAAGACAAATTTTGGATTCTTGAAGATGAAGGTGTTAGAGTCGGAACGCTGAGTATTTCAGAAGACAAGTTTATGTTTAGTGGTCCGCAGGGAACAAAATATTTTGATAGTGAACGTGCATTAACAAAAACTTTTGGTAAGGGTGTTACAATTAACGAAGTACCAGTTAATACAAAAGATGTTACTGGCGATAAAGAAGTGTACGGATTTCCAACAAGTACTGCTCCTTACAATCCGTTACTAGATGTACAGCGTAAATTGCCGTTGTTTACAAAGAGTAAAAAGTCAAAAAGTTTATATTGTGCAGGATATTACATCATACATTTCGATAAGGGCTGGGTTAAAAGTTTTTGTCCTAAATTAATAACTGTTGAACGCTATGAAACCAAAGGTCCATTTAAAACGGATATTGAAATGAGACAAGCACTGAGTAAAGCAAATGCAAAATGATCCTTTAAACACTTCTAGTATACAACAGTTTATACAACAAGTTAAAAATGCTGATTTAAGCAATTCTAAAGAAGTAAAACTAAGTATTACACAAGCAAAGAACTTAGCCTACACACTAGGAACTGTAATGGCTAGGTTAGAAGGCGATCTCGAAAGATACGTAAAGGAAAACTCCGGCAGCGGAACTGTAGAAGTACAG